GCAATTTCGGCGCAGGCGAAACTCGGGAAAAAATATCTCGACGACGTGCGCGCCGAAGCGCTCTCCCTGGCGAAACTCGCCGAGGGCAAGGCCGACGACGAAACGTTCGGCGAGAGCGCCCTGGGTAAAATGATCCAGAACGCGGACATCGAGACGGCTGCGCAGCTCAGGGACGACTACCGCATCAAGGCCGAGGAGAAATATCCGCTGTCATGCCCGCAATGCGGGGTAAAGCTTACCCGCGCAAGCGCGAAAATGGATTCAGGCGCGGCCCATGACGAGAGCGGCGGCCTGAATGTCGATAACTACAAAATCTAAGGAGGACGATCATGGCGTTTGAAGTATCATTCGAAGGCATAAAGGATTCGGCGACTTTCCTTCTTTCGGGCATCACGCGCGGAACTGACGAAGGGAAAGTGGTCAAGCTCAGCGCCGCAAAGACCGTGTCGCTGTGCGCGGCCGAGAACAAGTTTTTCGGCGTGATAAAAACCATCGAGCCGGGCAACCAGATCGGCGGCGTGGAAGAGGCCGGGTATCAGAGGGTCCCCTACAGCGGCGCCGCACCGTCGGTTGGCCAGGAGGTCGAGCTCGTCGCGAACGGGACCGGAGGGGTCAAGACACCGGCGACTTCCGGGACCGGCCTGTTATATCGCGTGGTTGAAGTCGACACCTCGACCGGCACGCTGGTATTGAAACTGAGAGGATAAGGAGGAGCATAATGCAGATTCAAAGAATAGCGCTGGGACGGGAGATGTATGACGAGGCCAAATCGCGGGGCCTGTCGTTTACCCAGGTCCTTTTAGAAAAAGCGAAGAAAGAGGGGAAATTCTCCGATGAGGCCGCGAAACAGGGTCTTGAGAATGTCGTCCTGCAGCAGCTCGCAGCTCGAGACCTGCGCCTTTCGGGTGCGAACGTTTCACTGGTCGACGATTTTTACCGCACCGAGGACAACAAGGTCCTTTTCCCCGAATATATCAACACGGTCGTTCGGATCGGGATGATGGAAGACCTGCCGCTTTTTGCAGGCCTGGCAGACATCAAGGCGACCAGCACGGGGATTCAGGGCATATCATATCCAGGGGCCGAGGTGGACCTCGACACCTCGACCGGAAAGGCAAAACGAGTGGCCGAGGGAATGGAATTCCCCGTCGTCCTCATCAAGTTTAAAAACAAGGAGATCAAACTCCGTAAAATCGGATATAAAATCCAGGTGTCATACGAGGCCGACCGCCGTATGCCGCTGAATGTTTTTAACGTGACCATGAAGGTCATCGGCAGAAACATCACCAGGGAGAAGATCAACGGGGCGGTCGACGTGCTTATCAACGGTGATGGAAACACAAACCCCATCGGTTCGATCAACTCGAACACGTCAGGCACGCTGGCCTACCGCGACATTATCAAGCTTAAATACGCGTTCAGGGACTTCCAGCCGACCGGCATGATCGCACCGTCGCTTATGGCCGAGGCGTATGAAAACCTTGACGAGTACAAATCGAAAACCGGCCCCACTATGTCGGCACCGCCCAAAGTGTGCGACGGGGTACCGGCGAACAAGATCATCGCCCTGGACAAAGGCGCGGCGCTTGAAGAAGTGTACGAACAGGGCGGGAGCCTGGTCGAGGTCGACAAGGTCATCCAGAAGCAGCTTCACGACGCGGTCGTGAGCGAGGTGTGCGGATGGAGCAAGCTTTTTATCGGAGCGTCGAAGATGCTCAACGTGACCTGGAGCTAAGGGGGGCGTATGGTTGAGGTAAAATTACATCCCGGAATCGCCCGCAGGGGCGGCGGTTTTTGCGACATTGACGGGAGGCAGGACATCCTGCCTCCACGGGACAAGAGCGGTTTCCCAGTGGTGGACCATGTGTTCACCCTGGAAATGACGCCCTTTGTTTCCCAGAAGATATCCACGGGAGAGCTGATCCCCGTCGGTCTTGAAAAAGGCGGACTGAAGAAGCTTCCCGTGTATGTGAACGGAGAGATGGTGTCTGAGGTCGCCATTTCAGAGGGCATGGCCGATGAGGATATATCACAGGCCCTGCTTATGGACGAGAAAGTGACCGGCGCGTGCGGAGATCGTGAGATCAAAAAGTTCAGCGTCGGGAAGGACGGCGTTGACATCAGGGTGAAGTGATGTTGAACGCGCCGGGAACAGTGAAGGAATACTGGTCGGCCGACGTCTTCGGCCTGGACAGCGCCGTATTCGACAGTTTTTTACAGCGCGAATGCGACAACGCGTTCAGACGGCTGACGCGGTGGGTCGGCAGGGCGGCGATCGATGACGCCGCCCTGGAAACCCCCGGCGATCCGGAACGGGCCGAAGCAATCAAAGCGGCCGAGATCGAGCTCATTCACATCCAGATGATCAACCAGCTCTGGCGTGATAAATGCGCCGGACAGGAGCGGGACATCCAGTTCCCCTCCGGCATGAGGATCACGCTCCAGGCGTTTACCGCTGAAGACTGCACAGGTTTGATTTCAGACCATGTCACACGGGCTGAAAGCATGGTCCTGGAGTATCTGGTATGAGAAGAAAATCATTTATTGAAAACAAGATACGAAGGCAGGTCGATTTGAACGAGACAGGGTCGTTTATATTTTGCAGATTCACCGGTCATTCGCCGGACGGCCCGCTGAATTCGGTCAGGTCGAATTCATATGATTACAGTTTGGTCGAACATTGCGGAACAAATCACCGGCGCGAGACAAAAGACGGCGCAGCCGGGGCCGATTTCGATTTCGATATCGAGATCGACGTCCTGATCTCGAAGCTCCCGATCGACCCTGATGCGATTGATGAACGCGACATGATCGTAATCGGCGGCGTTCTGTCAGGTGGATCAATTACCGGCGGCCGCTGGCACCGGATCGTTCGTTTCAACGCCCCGGATATTTTTGTGAAGATATACCTCAAAGAGGACCAATGATGGGCTGCGAACTGACAGGAGACTGGGACAAGTTCCTGAACCTGAAAAACATCGAGTCGGCCATGCGGGAGCACATGGGTGACGCGCTTGAGCGGGGCGCGGAGCTTCTCAGGGGGAACGTGGTGAAATACATCCGAGACCAGAAAGGGAACTGGCCATCGCTTGCAGAATCGACCGTAAAACAGAAGGCGGCGAAGAACCAGTCAGATCTGATTCTGATCGCCGAAGGGGATTATGCTACAAGCTTCGCCACCGACCGTAAATCGTGGGACGAGGTGCAGATGGGATCGAACCATCCCCAGAGCCGGGCGCTTGAATTCGGATATGAACCCGGCGGTCTCCCGGCCAGGGCTCACTTCTGGCCAGCGGTTGAAGAAGGGATCGATGAATATCTGAATGAACTTCAACAGGGCCTGGCAACAATGTTCCAGTCACTGATGAGATAACCTTACGGAGGGGAAAATACAATGAGTCTTAAAAACAAGGTGATCGGTTTTTTCTCGAACAAGTTTCTACAGATGGGGGTCATGATCGCATGCGCGATAATCCTGACAATTACGGTCGGCCTCGCCATCGGCGCATTGAATACGGTGCCGAATGAGTTTCTCCCGCTCATTCAGTCGCTCGTCGTTTTCATGGTGCTGGGAATGATCTCCCTGCTTTTCCTGGTGCTGATGTTCGTTGTTCTCAGCGGTAAAATCAACACTGTCATCACCAAGACTGAACGCGCGGTGACTGCGGCCATCGATAAGGTTGAAGCCTCGGCCGAGAAAGTTGCAGAGGCGACGAAAGTGTAATGTGATGTAATACAGATTAAAGGTGCTATGCAAAACCACCCCCGGGGCCTGGCTTTGCGGGTGGTTTTTTACAGGGGCTTTAACCGTGATAATGGATCACATCAACTATCTGAAAACGATCATCGAGACAATGATCGTGGGACGCGACGGGACCGGGACCCCGCTGAACGGGAAGTTTCTTGAAGTGTATCCCAGACCGGCGGAGATCAAGCGGTCGTGCCCCTGCGCATGCCTGGGTCATCGTCCCGGCAAGACGACGGAAAACGGAACGTTCATCGATCGCAATCTCAATAAGGATGACGACGAGATCGTTCTGACCAGGCGGCTCTATGACGCCGACGGCGTGTATCAGATAGACTTTTACAGCACCGATATTTATGACCTGATTGAAAAGGACAACAGCTATCGGGGATTTTTAAAACAGTTCATGTCGCTGATCGCCGAGAACAGCGTCTTCGCCGCGGCGTCAGATGCGAGGGCAATACGGGTCAAGCTCGGCCCTTTCGGGCTTATTGATACGAACATTGTCGTTGACGATGTATATAAAGCTTTTTGCCAGGTGGTGTTCAAGGACGGAGTCGATGAGGACACGACCGTCCCGCGGATCACCGGCGCTACAATAAACGATGGAGGAGTCTCATGACAGACAAAGAAAAGGACAAAGGATTTTCGGTAATAAACGGAAACGGCGAGAAAAAAAACGAAGCGTCAGTTTCTACAACAGCTTCGGACGGCAAGATCACCTTTGAGGGGCTTGTCAAAGCATACGGCCTTTCACGGGCGATCGCCGCCGGTGTGCGCGCGGCCATGAATGTTAAGGCCGACGGGACCGTCAGGGAAGCCGATTTTGTCGCCGCCTTGAAAAAATTCACCGGCGCAGTGCCGCAATAAGCATAAGGAGGAACAAGCATGGACAGTCCAGTAACGGTTAATCTTGCCGACGGGCGGCTGGGACAGGGCGATGAGTTCGCCGACGGGCTGCACGTTAAAATCGGTGTCGCAGAGGGCGGCAGCGCGAACACGGTCTACGCGATCGCCAGCAGACGTGAAACGATCGCGCGGTTCGGGGCCGGAGCCCTGGTTGACAGCCTTACCAGGCATTTTGAAGAAGGCGGAAAGGCCCTTTTCGCCATGCGGCCCACCAACAGTCTCGCCGGATCGATCGGATCGGTCACCCAATCGGGGACCGGCCCCTTGTTGACCCCGACTGGAACGCCAACCGGCGCGAGGAGCTTCAAGGTCCAGATCGTCGCTGGCGGGGCCGCTGAAACGGCGACCTATCGCTATTCAAACGACGGCGGCGTCACCTGGTCGTCGATATACACCACTCCCGCACAGGGGTCTTCGATCGTGCTTACCGATGGGGTTACCATCTCCTTCGGCACCGGGACCTTCGCCGCCGGCGAGGAATACACCTTCGCCACAACGGCACCGAACGCGGCTGCGGCGGACTTCATCGACGCTATTGACGCCGTGCGCGCCGCATACAATCCGGCATCCTGCGCGTACACGTTTATTCATATCGTGGGCGGTTTCGCGCGGACATTCTGGGAGTCGGTGAAATCAACGCTGGCCGATTTCGAAACCGCGAGAATATTTGTGAACTTCATCCTGGAATATCCCGCGTATGCTTCGGGCGACGTCGACGCCTATCTTCAGACGATGCTCGATGAATACAGGCTCTTCCAGGAAAAACGCATTTCAGTCGTCGGCGGGTATATCAGGTACGGCGACGACTCCGTTTACCGGAGCGCTGCGATTTTACTGTGCGCGAACCTTTCCCGCTGCAGGACGAACATCCATCCAGGATGGGTCAACGCGTTCAAATCGCTGACCGGGAAAGAGATACGTCACTGGACCGAAATCCAGGACTTCATCAATGATCTTGACGGCGCGAACGTGATCCTTGCGGTGCAATACCCGAACTGGGACGGCATTTACATCAAGAAGGACCACCTGATGGGACCGAGCACGTCGGATTACCAGACCATCCATGATCTGCGCCCTGCAGACAAGGTGCGACGCCTGGCGTATTCGAAGATCATGCCGTTCGTCAACGCCGACGCCGAAGGCTCCGACAGCGGCGTCGATTCGCTCATCGCCGAAATCGATCTCGCGATTTCCCAGGCGATGGAGGACCCGGCGAAAAAGGAAATCAAGGGACACACGACGCGGCTGACTTTCAATGCCTCGACGAAAGCCGTGACCGGATCGATCGACATCCAGCCGAAAGGCACCATGGAGACGATCACGGTCGACGTCGGCTATACCAGAGAATCATAAGAGGAGGAGGATGAGATGAGCGGAGAAAATCAAGTTTATTCCTGGAAGGATTACACCGCCACGGTCAATGGACGGACCCTTATCGGTATCGATTCAATTGATTGCGATATCGAAAAAAAGGTCGAGTCAGTATATGGCAAGGGCGACACGCCGATCGGATTCGGGACCGGCAATAAAAAATCTTCGGGTAAGCTGACCATCACCGAAGAGGAATACGCTGTATTACAGAAGGCCGCCGTCGACGCGGGGCTGAATGACCTGACCGACCTGCCGCCGTTCCCGATCGTGGGACTGCTCGAAAAGAAAAACGGGGAAAAAATTAAAACGAAATACCCCGCGGTAAAGATCAAAAAGGTCGGCATGAAAAAGAAACAGGACGACACGAAGTTCACCAGGGACATCGACTTCGAGAACCTGGTCATGCCGGTCGAAACCCCAATAGGAGTGTAAGGACATGGAAAATCATCGTATTTCACCGGATCAACTTCTCGAAATGGCCGATCAGATCGCGAGGTGGAAAGAGGACCATAAAAACGTCATACTGGTCTCTCTCGCCGATGACCCGATCGACATCATCTGCAAGGTTCCGAACCAGGATGACGTGAAGGTGGCAAATCGACTCGCGGACAACATGGATAAGAACAGGCAGCTGGTGCTGTCCTGTCTCCTGTATCCGAAGCTTGATGTGTTCAACGGAATTCTTGAGGAGAAGGCCGGGATCGTCGTTCCTATCTCTGATCGGCTGATTAAAGAATATGGTGCGGCGCAGGACACGACGGCAAAAAAGTTGTAAGCGAGCGGCGCAACGAGCTTGACCTGGGGGCCGGGGAGATCGCGCTGGCGAGGAAATATTTCCCGCTGGTTGATTACGACAACCTCTCCTTCGAAGACCAGGTCAGGCTCAGGGTCGACGCGGTGTATCTCGAACATCGCGAGATGCAGAAAATTGCCGAGCTCATCGCGGCACTATTCGGAGGGAAGTGATTGGACGCAGTATACAAACTTGGGACCGCCCTGACGCTCAAAGACGCGATCACCGCGCCTTTTGACCGTATCACTTCGAACGCAGAAAAGCTGAAGTCAAAGTTCGGTGAACTTGACGGCGGCATGAAAAAGTTCGAGAACAGCATGAAATCGTTGAAAATCGGCGGTGGCATGATGGCGGCCGGGGCCGGGATGACGTATTTTACCAAGACCCTCCTTGATGCGAACCGGGAAACGTCGAAAATGCAGGCCAATCTTCGGTCGCTTGACCTTGGCGATTCGGCTATCGCGTCTATCACAAAATCGGCGGTCAAGTCGAGCGAAACCTTCGGCGTGGCCCGTAACGAGTTTCTCGATGCGGCTTATGACATTAAATC